ATGAAAGCCGTTGTATTCTCGGACCTGCACCTCGCGTTCTCCTTCCCCGATCCAGTCGACCTTCCTGAAGACACGGACGTCCTGGTCGTCGCGGGCGATGTCAGTGCGCCCGTCGGCAAGTCGATGGCATGGCTGCACAAGCGTTTTCCAAACGTGCCGACGGTCTACGTAGCTGGGAATCACGATCATTACGGACAGGTCTACGCAAAGAGTGTGGAAAGCGGACGTCGCGCTGCCGAAGAGTTTCCGCACATCCATTTTCTGGAAAACGACGAGGTCGTTCTCGACGGTGTCCGCTTCCTTGGCGCGACGATGTGGACAGACTATGAGCTTTACGGCGACATGCGGCGGGCGATGGAAATCGCGCATTGGTCCATGAACGATTTCAGTCATATCCACGATCTGGACGGTCTCGGTCATCTCACGCCGTGGAAGCCTGAGCGGACGCGCGTGCTGCACCATGAGAGCCGTGCGTGGCTTCGTGATGCCCTGGCGCGTCCGCATGACGGGCCGACGGTCGTCGTTACACACCATTGTCCGCATCATCTGTCCGTCGCGCCGCAATACGCGCACGACGACCTGACGCCCTCGTTTGCGTCTGATTTCGACGCAGAGATCAAGGAGTTCCAGCCTGAACTTTGGGTTCACGGGCACACGCACGCGAATTTTGACTACGTAGTACCGGGGACGTCGACGAGGGTCGTCTGCAATCCGCGGGGTTATGTGCGGGATAACTTCGATCGCGGTCGCTCAGTCGAAAACCCTGATTTCGCGATGTGCAAGGTCGTCGAGATCGGGCGTTAACTTTCCGATCGCTTTAACTCGACGACGAGACTTGCCGGAGCCCTCGGTGCCCGGCATAGGTGGTGTCCGAAACAGATGGAGGCAGACATGGCACAGGCACATTTTGGCTCTCCCGCGCATCAGGCCGCGATGGGAAATCTCCCGGGGATGATGCTCATCGCGGGCGCAACCATGGGCCTCGCGCAGGGCCTTTTTAACGCGCTCGACGGCATCGCCGAAGCCAAGCACCAGCAGGCTCACTACGACGCTCTGGGAGCCGCAAAGGCGCACGCATACGAAATGGAAGACCTCGCGCGCGCTGCCGTCCTCGCTGTCGCCGAGCTAGAGGCCGAAGTCGCATCTCTGCGCCAGGCGTGTCAGCAGCGCCAGGACGTCATCGTGGCCCTGTCCTCGGGCCGCGCGTAATGGTGACAGATCGCGAATGGCAGCTCCTGCGGCGGGAGTACGGCGATCTCGCGTATGAGGAGCCGCATCGGCATGCAGAGATGTTGGCGGCGCTCCGACGGCCCCGTCTCGTCGTCGATAACACCGCCAAAAAGTAAGCCCGCCAAGTTGGCGGGCTTTTCATTATCTTGGTGCGGGTGCCCGGAACTCGCTCTGGCGATCTTTGAGCATGTTCGCCCTGATCTTCCAGAGCACCCTCTCATGATGAGATGCGTTCCTCGGAGGCTCGTCGTCGGCCGCCGTCGGCACGACGTCAGGGTCAGGAGCGACTGCGGGGACGCCGTGGATGCCATGAGGTTTGCCCGACATGAACTTGCGGACCTGACCGACGCCAGCGGTCGCCAGAGACCTGAGCGCCTTATCGTCCATGGATACGAGGCTCGCGAGGACCGGCGGCGGCAAGTCCTTCGGCAGCTTCATGGTCGCGCGGTCGTCACGGTGAGCGCGGCAGTATTCGAGCAGCGTGTGGATGCCGTCGCGGTCCAGGGTCTGGACAGCCGCGTGACGCTTACGAGCCTCGTTGTACTCGTCTAAGACGTCGGACTTTTCCACGGTTGGGTTGAACTGAGGCAGCGGCGGCTTGGTGGAGATCAGTTCGAACGGGAACCTAACTGTCGCCACGGCGACGTCCCACGACCATTTTCCGACTTTGCCGATCATCTGGAATGCGGCCGTCAAGGCCGCGGCAAAACGTGCAAGCATGTAAGCATCTCCCATTGCTGTTGCGCTACTACATTTGACGAAGACGAAGAAAGATACAAAATATTCTGTCGGCTATCTTGTATATGTCTTTGCATACGGCAACGATTGTAATGCGAGCATGATCGAAAAATGGAGATATACAATGTCAGATGCTATCGCGGCGCACGCCGCATTTTCCGGATTACTCAAGAATTGCGTACTGTTCTCGAGCGACTACATCAAAGTAGTCGCTGAAGGTCTGGGCAAAAGCGCGCAGACGGTCCGTCAATATAAAGCCGCTCCTGGGAGCAAGTCGCACAGAGTGCCGACTGCGGAGGTCATCGAAGAACTCCGGGAGTTCGTGATGCACAATCACCGTCGTTACAACACTCACGTTCCCCACGGTGCGGTAGCGTATCGCGTGGAAGGCGCGCCGTCTAAATTACAGTTCGGGAATTATTTCGTGGCACTCGACTACGCCGATCGTTTCGGCGGTGTCGTCAAGGCTGATGGTGGCGAAATCCCGACGCTCGACGACAGCGCGCGTCAGCGGCACGAGTGGCGTGAGATCGCGTTCGGCGGGCTGGTCCCCGTAGATGTGTTGGCATCTATAGCTGGCCTCGACGTCTACACCGTCGGCTGGGTCGGTCGCGAACATCCTGAGCACGGCATCCAGCCTACGTGGCAGATGGTCTGCGCCGCACGGTCCGCCGAGGCGCTCGAAGATATGAGGAGACATGCAGCATGAGCGGATCGTTTGCAGACTTCCTCAAGTCGAAGGGCAAGGCCGTCGTACCGCCGTCCAGGCCAACGTCGAAGCCCTATGTGAGCCGCATCGTTTACCTCGTTCGTCGGCCCGACGGATCGGTCGAGGAGCGCAACGGAGCGCCGCCGTTCATGTTTCAGGATGGGCGCTTCGTGGTCGAGAGGATCGTCCTACCGAAGGATCACTATTGGCGGGGTTCGCCAGAACATCTCCGCCGTCTGGATGAAATGAAAGCAGCAAAGGGAGCCTGATGGCTCCCTTTTTCATTCGTCATCGTTATCCCGTGACCAAGCGTCGAAGGCTTCGGAAAGCTCATATTCTCGGTCTGCGATAAAGTCCTCGAGATCGTCGTCGAATGCGAACGGGCCGTAGTTATCGCGGACAAAGTCGTGGAACGTGTACTCGGTCATGTCGTCCTCCCAGAAATGAAAGAAGCCGGGGAAGGAAAGCCCCGGCTCCACACAGCAACACGTTCAAGCCGCCTGAGGAAACTGCCTGCCCGCTATATCGATGATGTGGTCGGCAGAGACAGGACACAAGCGCCGCCGGCCGAAATTGAGGTTACGGTTTCCAGCACCCGTTTTGTTCGCCCCAGAGGTTGCTGGTCACGATATCGCGCTTGGTCTGCTCGGACATCGCTTCGATGTCAGCCGAGGACGGCCGGATCGGACGCCAACCCGTACAGATGCTGCCGTCAGTCGCGCACCCAGCGAGCAAGCTCGCGGTCAACAGAAGCGCCGTCCATCTTGCGGACCGTCTCATTGAGGTCTTCCTTTTCCCTGAGTTTCTGGAGGTCTTCGGCGACGTGTTTGGCCTCGACGTCGGCTTTTGCCGAGGCATAGAGACGCCAGTATCCAGCGACCAGCAGCGCGGCGATCCCGCTCCATTTAAGGAGCGTCTTGCCGATAGACGTCGCGGTGAACCAGGCGAGGAGCGCGGTCATTCTGTCGTCTTCCTGCGGAGCGCGTGACGGTTCTCATAGACTTCCCAGACGACGCCGATCAGGGTCGCGACCGCGCCCGCTACGGTCTCGACCTGCGAAGGATCGAGGGTCGAACCGACGACGAGGGAGCCACCGACGACAAGCGCCTGGCGGATGAGGATGATAAGGGCGGTCTTAGGCATGCAGGGTCTCCTCGGCGACAGCGGCGTAGGCCTCGGCACGGTCGCGGTTGATGCTCGATTTCCGGACGAAATAGATGACGGCGGCGACTAGGACGGCGGCGACGACGCAGAGCGCGATGACGGTGACGGTGCTGACGTCCGTAACTGCGGCGCTGCCTGCCGATGTGGCGGCCGGGACAGCCGTCGATCCAGCGGCAGTCTTCTGCGCCGTCGAGTTTGCCGAGGCGACGTCAGCCTCGGCTTTGGCGACTGCCGCGATCCCGAGAGAGGACATGCCACCTGCCGCGAGCGCCATGGCGACGCCGTTGGCTTCGACGCCTGCGATACGACGTCCCCATCCGCGACCGAATACGGACCAAGTCTTGAGGCTCTGAACGAACGCCAGGCGCTTAGAGCAGATCGCCTTGACGGTTTTCACGGGGTCAGACGCCTTCGCCTTGGCGACGGTCTGGGGGCCTACGACGCCGTCGGCGCTGACGCCGATCGATGCCTGCAACCACTTCGCGCCACGGCTGACGCCGGAATTAACGGCAGCGTCGAGGGTCGCGTAGTCCACGCCAGCGGGCAGATCGTCGTAGCGGACCTTGTCTGCGTATTGGGTTCGATAGATCGCCTCGACTTCTGCCTCGGTGATCTCGCGGACGGAGCACACGCTAAGGTGCCTACGCTTGCGATAAGCGTTGTAGACGGCCTGAGTGACGCCGTGGTTCGTCGCTCCACCTGGATCGGACGGATGATTGACATATCCGCCTTCGTCGCGGCGGAGGTGTTTCATAGCAGCTGTGTAGGTGGACGCGACCATCGCGAGGCTCTCCCGAATACCTCGACATGGTCAGTCCGACGGGGCGCGTGAGACCCGGCGGAAATGAGAAAGGCGGCCCGAAGGCCGCCGCGATCTCAATCTTCTTCGTTCAATTCCGGGAACCACTGGCTTGCGTAGTCCCCAACATCGCCTTCCTTAATCTTGGAGAGTTCGGCGATCGAGACGTCCAACGCTTCGAGCGCCGCCGCAGTCTGCTCGTATGCAGACAGCAAGGCACTCTCGACTTTCGCGGAAAACAGATCGGCGTCATCTTCCTGGCGCTCGGCATCGACTTCGTCGTCGTGGAGCGTGTCGATGTCGCTCGACACATCGCTGAGCGCGACGTGTACGGCGAGGAGCTTGGTCTTCGCATCGGCGATCTGAGCAAGGCGGGCTTCGTTCATTTCAGGTGTCCTTCTGACTGGTTACAGAACTCACCTGGAGTGTTTGATACCTCGTTTCAACTTAAACCGAAAAAATAATTGACGGCTCTATAGCTTTGCAAACGCTTTGTGATTTTGGATTGCGAAATTTCGCAATTGGAAATCACAAGGTCATGCGGCGAGACGGTTTTCGGCGAGGTCGCCGATAGCCCGGTACCTGCCGTCAGCCGTCTGGAGAAGCATGATGCGAGTGCCATTGTCGTAACCGACACCGTGGCCAAACCCCCACCTGGTGAAACCATTACGGTTATAACCCTGATCTTGCTTGGACGAGATGCCGGCCGTGTGGGAGTCGCCTTCCATCTCTGGCGCGTGAGCATGGCCTTTACCGGATGGTCTGCCGATCTGGGTGAATGCCGACGTCGAGCCTCTAGCGCCTCCCACGCCATAATCTCCGTGATAGCCATATTCGCAGTCTCGGATGACGTACGAGGTTCCAGAAGCAAGGAACACAACGCTATCTAGCAGGCCAGCGCCGCGCATTGCCCATTCGACAATGTTGAAGTTAGCCAGACGGTTTCGGATGGCACGATGCCAGGCAGCGTTGATTTCATGCCAGTAGTACGAGTTCGCCGGGTCTTCTTGTCCGCGCTTGTCCTTCGACCAGCGGCCGAGGGCGCTGTCGTGGTTCGACTGCACCATTACCGACGTACACCATTCCCTATGCATCTCGTTGATGAAGTTGGCGGCGTCGCGGACCTCATCTTCCACGTTCTCCTTACCGGATACGTAGGCTTCGGCCATCAGGTGGGGATCGGCGATATTGTGATGATTCCGTCTGTGGAAATCGAGAGCGTCGTGGAAGAATGAGAAGGACGGTCGCAAATACTCGTAGATGCTGTTCTTCGTCACGACCTTCTTCTGCGTGGTGCAGTAGCCAAAGCAGGCCATGGCGATGACGGGGTCGAGTTGTTCATGGTGGATATCGCCCCAGACGATAGTCGCGACGCTACAGCCTCGGAAGACCTGACCATGTGTGACGAAGGCGTCGAGGTCCTGGAAGGTCCCATCTTTGTACGCGACTAGGTGGCGGAAGAAGACCTCGCCATCGGTGTCCACTTCGACGAGGAGCGCCCCATAGGTATGTCGGGATATGGCTTTTCGGCCGGCCGTCCGAGGGGCATATGACGGCAGCGTGCAGCAGCCTGTCGAAACCGCGTATCGGGCTGGATCGGATATCGGCCTCGGGATCGATTTCAGTGCGATGCGGGCCGCGGGGACGACGACATGCTGTCCGCGATTGACGGTTTCCCATCCGCTCAAAGGCTTCGGCGATGTCGGCAGGACGTTGGCGTCGGCGACGAAGAGAAGGCTCGGCGTAACCCTGACGCGGTCATGGACGATGTAGTCGCGGATTTCAGGGGCGAAGACGGCGCTGGCGGCGGCGTGGTCTTCGAACAAGCCCTTTTGGTAGGTAAATCCGGCGACGGCGATCTGAGCGCCCAGATAGTCGGCATAGGCTAGGAGGTTGTCGAGAAACGGTTTGAAAACTGGGGTGTCGTCCTGGGCGGCTGTCAGAATGAAGCGGTGGACGCGGCCGGGTTCGAGATCGGCGTCGATCTCCGGGATCGAGGATATCCGAGGCGGCTTGGGCTTCTCCGGCTTCGCCTTCTGGGGCGGCTCGGCGATCGGAGCCTTGCGAAGATGCTCCAGAGCCATCCTGGCTTCGTGGATCGACCAGTTGAGACGCTTCGAAAGCGCGCGACGGCCAAGGTCTTGTAGTCCAAGTTCGCGGATTTTTTCGGCCCGTTCCGCCACGGACATCGTCATTCTCGTCATTTATCGGCCTCCTCAGGCTGAGGAAGACGTTTTGTTGGCAATATCGAGAAAGCAAATTCCGCCGGCGGAGGAATCCTGAGCATCAGCCGAGGCCAAGTTTTTTATGGATAATCGGGATGACAAAAAGCGTTAGCCCGGTCCAGATGATGGTGAACAAGCCGAGCGCGCCCTGGACGTAAGCTTTATAGCTGCTGTTCGCTTGCTTGATCGCGGCGACGTCGGCCTTAATTGCGTCGATCTCGCTCTTCATCGATTTTTGGGCGTCGATGAAATTGTCGAGTTTCTCGGCGATTTTCGCCTGACCTTCGACGATCTTCATGAAGTGGTCGATGGTGATGGGGTCTGCCATTGCGGTGTCCACATTCTGGAGGTCTTGTTTCTCCAGAGAAGATCATCAAGCGGCAGCGTGAGGCTCGTCGGAAATGTGGGGTTTGGCCTGGTTGATTTGGCCCTCGGAAAACTCGTCGAGCGCGTCGCATGCTGCCTCGAGCTTGGATATTGCCAACCTGATCCTTGTGGTCTTATGGGTGATGCGATTGAGGAGCCTGGAGGCGGACACGAGCTGTAGGGTGAAATCCTCGGCCTCCCGATCGGCGAAATGTCGATTGCGGCGAATGCCCTCGATCGCGAGGTGGCATGACAGTCTGGCCGATTCACAGGCCACCCACGCCAAGGGATAAGTCCTCTGGCCGATTTCGGGGAGAGCCTTTCCGCAGGCTTCTCCCGCGGCATGCAGGATGTTGAATAGTTCGGCGAAGTCGCCGTCGTATCCCGAGCGCGCCATGGCCGGGACGAAGTGGCAGATGGGCGTCACGCCGAGTTTTTCGGCGGCATAGGACAGCTTCCAGGTGCCGAACTCGTCCATCTTCATGGCCCGCAGGCTGGCAAGGTGTCCCGTTCGCCAATGCGGCATGATCTTCTGGATATCCACGATGGTCATGTCCCTCAGGAACACGGTCCTCGACAGCGCCTCCGCGAGGCCGATCTGGATGTTCTCCTCGATCGGCGACATGCTCCTGGCATTGTCCTTTACCGATCCGTCGCCCTTGGATGTACGGGAATATTTCTTGCGAGCCTCAGTCATGTCATTTCCATCGCCGATGGACCAATGATTGGCCGCCGGCGGAAATGGAACAAGCCGAATGGTCACACGGGAATGACCTCAGGCGCACGTGGAGACCATGCCGCCCGCTCATGGTAAAGCGACGCGCTCGGGGCCACCCAGGTGCGGAATGTCTCGGCTGCGTCGATCGACTGGTGGATGGTCGCGTTGTCGCCTTCAACGAGCAGCAGGACGCCGTGGTTTTCGAAAGCTGTCCACGTCTCCCAGTTCTCGGGCAGCGTCACGAACGTCAAGGCGGTCTGGTTGTCGAGACCGAGACGAACACGGAGGACCTGGTTGATGGGACGTCCCGATGAGTGGACGAACATGTAGTCAGCCATCTTGAGAAGACGCGCGCCGTTGCTCGGCTCGAGCGAGGTGTCCCAGACGTTTTCCGATGAGTGGATGTTCTGCGGATGCGGCATCCTGGGTCGCGGCGGGAAGTCGGCCTCGGTCGCGCCATCCGGGCGGCTGTTCACATGCATGCGCTCCATGCCATCCGACGTCGTAAAGGCATAGCGGCCGGGGGCATGGTAGAAGGCATGCCGATAGAGGATGTTCTCCACGGTCACGACATTCCCGGGAGACAGCTTGCACAGGGCGCTGACGGAACCCCAAGAGTAGGAAGCCTGGGCGTTCCTGAAACCGTTCACGGCGGCATTGTCGGGTGCCTTACGGGCCTCGTCGTAGCGGATCGTGGCGATGAAATACGTGGCATTCTTGGCGCGGGCGAAGGTCGAACCTATCACCTGACGACGGCTGAAAAGAACAGGAAGGCTTTCAGCGCCTGCGGGGATGAAGGGGCGCAGACGTGGATCGTCAGGCAGCGTGTGATACCCGATGGCGCGGTCGGACGACGCAATGGTCATATAGCAATCTGAGGCCTCGGCGACCTGCGTGTCGTAGTACGGGACGACGAACGACCCACTGACGACCTTGTTTCCATAGTCGGCGTCCGGAAACGCATCGACGCCTGACCGGTCGAGAACGACGCCTGAAGCCCAGTCCTCTCGGAACATGGCGCAGAAGGTTCCGTCAGGGGATTGCGGCTCGACGCCGCCGACGGCGTGGGAATACTCGGGGCGCACGAAAATGTTGGTGCCGAAGGCGCTATCGTAGAGCGTCACACGAACGGCACCCTGATCCCCGATGCGGCCGCCGAAGGACAGCAGGACGTCGCGAAGCATCTGCACCGGATTGGAGCCGCTCGCGCGGTTCTGGGCGCTGACGTCGGGAGCCAGAGGGTCATACGGTGGTGTGAACCATTTCTGCGCGAAGCTGGAGAAGCCTCCGCGCGATCCCGCTACGATACCGTCGCCGACGAAACCGAGATATCCACCGTTCGATTCCGTCACTGAATAGTCGTTGGGGAAGGTCAGATATCCCTCGGCGTCGGGGACGACGCGCAGGCCGATACCCTTCACCTTGGCGTACCACTGCGACAGGGACACCGAGGTCTCGTATTTTTTCCGGATGCGGGCGAGGACGCGACGGGTCAGCATCAGAAGCGCATGCCTCCCTCGAAGCCGAGGACCACGTTCGACACGGGATCGAATAGGAACGTGAAGACATACAGCCCACCATAGTTCACTGGCTGCGATCCGTCGGGGTTCAGCGTGTCGGGTATGGTGGCCTTCTCCGACCAGCTGACGCCCTGAAACGACGGGATCGATCCGCCTGAAGGTACCGACAGCATGAGGACGCAGGACCACGTCCGCATGCGTTCGGGCGCATCCTGCCGTGGGGTGGCCGCCGTGGGGAATTCCGGCATAGGCAAAATGATCGTAGTCTGCCCTGCAACGGAGACGCGCCATATCTGGCAGCGTGTCGGATCGAGGGCAACGGAACCACCGTCGGGAACGTTGAGCACGACCATGGTCTCCGTATACGCCCTGATCTCGACATCGGTCAGCTCGTGCCATCCGTTGCTCTTATGTGCGCCCTCGGCTTTCGGGAACGCGGGAGCCGTGGCACCGACGGTGCGGATCGGTGGCTGAGACTGAAGGGTCGGATCGCCAGCGTTGACGCCTGCTGTCGACGTGACGTTCGGTCCTGGGGAACGCTCGGGCGTCGCCGCACGGCGGATGCCTGTGGTCAGGTCGGTCATGCTGCACCTCCGAGATCGATCTGCCGTGGTCCCTCGAACGGGATCGCAGAAATGATTTCCGCTTCCAGCAAGAGTTTATCGTCGGACGCGAGTGGGACAAGGTCGAAAGACAAGTTTGTCGGTACGTCGGATATCAGCTTGCTCGGATCGGTGGCGTTGTCGTCGGTGCGACCTGCGGCGGGGTCATAATCGCGTTCCTCGATGTAGGCGATCTGATCGGCGACGGCGTTCTCGACATTGGCGCGGATGACGCCGCCGGCGTTCATAGGCGACGGTTCGAGCGCTGACACGGACGGCAGCGCGACGACATCCCAGTCGTCACCCGTCAGTGACGTCGAAACCGTGCCGGCCGGCGCAGGCGTTGCCTTGCCCGATCCGAGGGCGCATTTGATGGTGATCGAGCAGATATGGTCGTCGTCGTCAGCCGATATCGTCATGCGGTAGGCGGTGACTTTGCCCTCGAGGAAGTCGCCTTCGATCGCCAACCGACTCCTTGGGATCGTGAAGCGCGCGACCTTGCCGATCCACAAACCTTTCTCGATGGCGTCGTCGAGCGGCACCTCGACCGTTATCTCGACGGCGCGCATGCTGTCGGCGAGGACGGCGCGGCCCCGCATGGCTGCGGCGAGCAGCGTCCTGTGGCCGCGTACGGTGGTCAGATATCTGTCGAGGTGGACGCCGCCGAGCGGGGACGCGTCGAGTTCCTGCTTTTCCCAGTTCTGGACGAGGACCGGTGGGAAGGACGTCGTATCGACCCGCTTGAAATCAAGCCCCCAAGTCGCGGCCGACATGCCAGCGGAAACACGACGCCAGTTCGCGCTGCCCTGACGGACCACCGCTCCGACGGAATAATAAGTGGACGACTTCCATGCCGGAGTGACGTCGTCGATCGTGACATCCTGACAGTCGAGGTCTATAACCTGCCTGCCGCCCTTGCCAAGGGACGTGTCCTGAGCGCCCGAGCGGAGGACAATTTTAATACGCTCGGTGCGGGTCTGCTCGGCCGACCAGGAGAGGCTGATGTCGGGGTCGTAATAGACGATGGGAAGCTCGACGGGCCGCGCTTCCTTGGCCGTGAGGTTCGAGTCGGTGATGTACTGGTAGTTGTCGGACGAGCCCTGAAAAGGTCCGGCTTTCTCGGGCTGGCCTGCGGGGTATGTCCGCACGAGCGACGACGAGCGCACCGAATAGCCGTTCGCGTTCGCCAGTCCGTCTCCGACGCGGGGCCAGCGGTTTTCAAAATCGTCGGGTGTCAAGGTGGCGACGACGTCTTCGAAAGCCTCCTCGACAGCGTTGGTCGCGAAGACGATCCCGGACAGCATCTGCTTCCAGGTGGCCGTGACGTTGACCTCGACCTCTTCGAGAGCGGGAGCCGTCACCTCGGCGGAAAGGCTGTCGTCGTACCATTCGAGGCCGAAATCGATGACATCGAGGCCGACGCCAAAGATATCGTGCAGACCGACGGCATGGGTCGCGGGATGGAAGGCTATGACGCGACTCTGGCCGTCGAGCAGTTCGACGGGGTCGTCACGCTTGTCGGACGCGATCAGGACGTCGTCATAATGACCCTCGTTCTTGGTGGCCTGCAGGACGACGAGCTGGGCGGCTTCCCAGTCTCCGGGCGCGCACTTGAACAGCAGCGTGGCGCTCTCAGGATCGCCGCCAAGAGGAAACGCGTCGACCTTGCCCTTAGCCAGGAAGTAGACGTTGCCGTTCCGATGGAGATACGAAAAGAACGCCCACTGCTTCTTGCCGGGATTGGCGAGGCCGCCTTCGGGCGGGCGCACGTCGATCTGGAAGGTCGCGAACTCGTCCTCAGAACTCGGCCCGAATTCGATGCGCTCCACCTCCAGATCGAAGCGGCAGTGGACGGCTGGGTCGAAGACCTCGTCCTCATCGACCATTGCAATATACGGATCGCCCCAGGCCATATCAGACCTCGCGCAAGTTCAGGGTGGCCGAAACCATAGCTCCCCATTCATCGTGATCGATATCCCACTCTCCGACCATCCAAACGATGATCGGCCGGTAGGTGTAATTCGTGGCCCCCTGGGGAGCGACGGCCTCATCTGCGCCGGAAGGCACGATGTCACCATTCGCGTCACGCCAGATCACGGACCCGGGGACGTGCGGTCTGGAGAACGGCTTCCCCGCATCGCCGGACAGTTCGGCGGCGTTATGCGTAGTCAGAATGGCTCCTGACCAAAGCCCGTCGAACGCAGGTGGATACGTGTCCCCGAAGGTGATCGTTGAACGGTACTTCCTGAGACTCGGACGGCTTCGATCCTTCAGGTCCCCGTTCGCGAGACGGCGCTGAGCTACAGGCGTGTCTGGGGTGATCGTCTGTCCGAGATTTCTCGACGACTGCGGAACGATTCCAAGTTCGAGAAAGTCGAGATGGGTTTCGCCGTAATACATGTCAGCTCCTCTTCCAGCGTGCGGCCGGTCCTCGCGATGCGGCCGCCGACCTGTTCATGGCGCGGTTGACGGCGCGCACGGCGTCGCGCTCGGCGAAGACCTGGCCGATGCGCTGGCCGCCAAGGGCGAGATTCCAAGACCCCATGTTTTCCATGCCTGATGATGCCGGAACCATCTGACCCGCGATGCCGCCGGTGGCGAAATGGGTTCTGGGGATCATGAGGTTGTTAAGACCGTGGATGAAGTTCTCGCCGTAGTGCGTGACGGCACGGGCGTTGACGACACCTTCGCCAGACGAGAGCCACGCCCTGATCTTGTCGCCGACGGGGCCGCCGGGGCCACGGATGATCCCGCCTGTTGCAAGGCGCGGAGACTTGTCTGCGGAACCTATCGAACCTTGAGTACCAAACGATGGAATGGTCTCGGAAATGCGTCCGACAGCATCGGAAGCCTCCGCCGTGATCGCTCTCCATAACGCTCGGAAGCGGTCGCCGATCTGGGTCGCCAGGTCGTCGAAATACGGAAACAGTCCCTCGAAACTGTCGGTGACGTCGGAATACGCCAGGGCTGGCGCGAGGTCGAACGAGCGCCACAGGCCATGGAAGACGATGCGGGTAGCATCGACCTGCTCTCGGAAGAAATCGGTCATCCGGCTCCAGGTGGACTTGGTCTTCTCGAAAGCCGCAGCTTGATACTCGTCGCTCGAGTCCCACATGGTCTTCATGGACGCTACCGCCTTGGCGGTCTGTGTTTCCACGTAGTCCGCCGCCGTGCCGGCCTTTTCCATGCCGTCGGTAAGGGCGTCCCTAGCGCGGTCGCCGAAGTCCGCAAAGGTGTCTGGCATTTCGGCCATGGCTTCCTTCGCGCTGTCGACCGCGTCGGCCGTGGCGTCCTTGACGTCGCCGAACGAGGTCTTGAGCGTGCCGCCAAGGCCCTCGGGGAGCTTTGCCCCGGACTTCACAAGTTCGTCCAGCTTCTTCTTCGCGGCGTCGAGGCCAGCTGTGCCGAGAGACGTCGGCATGCTCAGATCGGGCAGAGAGACGTCGAGGGACGACATGCGATCCTGCGCCGCCTTGATCGCGGCGATCTGCTTCTCGTCCATAACTCCGACGGTGTCGGAGATGGCTGCGCCCATCTGCTCGCTGGTCAGTCCGTATTCTTTCCGGAGATCGGCGAGCTGCTCGGAGACCTTGGACGTCGTGTCCATGGCCGAGGTCTTCATTTGCTCGCCAGTCAGACCGTACTGCTGCTGCAGCTTGCGCAACTGGTCGCCCATGGAAGCGGTCGCACCGCTTGCGGCGTCCTTGCCCGAGGCGAACATGGCGTCCCACTTGCTCGTGCTCTCAGTTGCCGCCGTGCTGATCTCGGCCTTCAGTTCCTTTACGTTCTCCGTGACGCCGCCGAAGGCTTCCGAGCCCTTGTCCTTTATCGTGCCGAATGCCTTCTCCATTTCCTGGCGGCTGTCGGCGGCCGCCTTTTCCATGGCGGCGTGGTCTTTCTCGACCCGCTCGACGGTCTTGCCGGACGCATCGAGAATACGGTCGCCCGCTTCTTCGAACGGCTTGGAGATTTCTACGGGATCGATAAGCCCGAACCACTCGGCGATCGAGCGGATGGCGCTTTTAAAGGTTTCGACGGGGTGCAGGATCGTCTGGACGATGCCCTTCATGGCGGACCAGAGCGTTCCAAAAACCCACTTCAGAACGGCCCAAACCTCATCCCGAAATTGGTAGACGACATATCCGATACCAGCGATCGCGACGGCGATAGCGGTTGCAGCGCCGATCATCACCCACATCGGCGCGGTGGCTCCGACGAACAGCGTCGTCAGCCATGTCAGCGCCGGGATGATCGCGCTGAAGATCAACTGGCCGACCGACCTCAAAACACCCGCAAAACCATTGACGATAAAGAGCGTCGTGGAGATCGCCGTCGCGATCGTCTGAAAGATCGCGGTCGCTTTCGTCAGGTGCAGGATGAGAAACACGAGACCGAGCTGGACGCCACTGTCCAGTCCAAGCGCCTTCGCGACGGCGTCAAGGCCCTTGTAGAACGTGACGAAGATGTCCTTCACGGTGGTGACCGCGACGACGATATCGTTCGGCAGGTTCTTGAACAGGTTGACGATGGTATCGCGGTGCTGTTTGACCCAGTCGGCGATCGGGCCGAGGAACGCGAAGGGATTTTCTTTTGCAATCTGGTCACCGTTCAGGAGCGTGGCAACCGCCACTACGAGGTCGGAAAACGCCGAGGCGATAAAGGCGACGGCAGTCGCGATCTCGTCACGGTAGTTGACGATGACGCCCGCGACCGCACCGACGGCGATGCCGAGGCTGCGGATCGTCTCGCCGATCTTGCCCGCCCACGGCATCGAGTATTCGCCCTTTTCCCCGGACATGCCCTGTCGCAGGTTGTCGAAGGCAACGGCAACGGTCGCCGCGATCTCGGCAAGGGTCGGAAACTGTGATTCTCCGTAGCCGGCCGCCGCGACGATTGCCTGGGCTAGCGACCACGCCGCAGCCGACGCAGAGTTCAGCGCCTTCCAGACGTCGTTAAGCCAGGTCGCTCTGGTGGCTGTCTTACCGCCGATGATGTCGAGAACGTCGGCAAGGACATCCTTGACCGTGCTGAGTGCCGGGACGAGCTTGCGGACCCATCCGCGCTCGATCTTTCCGATGTCGCCCATGAACGCGCGAGCGATATCGGCGGACAGGCTGGTGATGTTGGCGGCGGCGTCCCCGACGATCTTCGCGATCCGGTCGCCGCTCTTGGCGAGGAAGGCGGCTGTCTTCTCGGAATTCTTCGTGAGCTGGGGCAACAGGGCGTCGCCGACCTTGTACGAGATGCCGATCAGGGCTTCGCGGACCTTCCGGGATTTCGCGATGAGATCGGACGCCTGCTTCGACTGGGCTTCCGTGACCGTGGTGCCGTACTGGTCAGCCTGTGCGGAATACTTGCGCAGACCCTCCGCGCCGTCCTCGAGGATCGGCAGGAGCTTCGTGGCGCTCGTCCCGAACAGGTCGACGGCGGCGCTGGCGCGGAGGTTGTCCTTGGGGATTGCCTTGAGGCCGTCGGCGACTTCGTCGAGAATCTGGTCGGTCGACTTGATCTCCCCGTTGAGGTCGCGGACGCTGACGCCGATCTGTTTGAAATAGGCCTCGGACGCGCCGCCCTTGGAGGCGTCGATGATGCGGTCGGATAGAGACTGGAGACCTGTGGTGATGTCCGTGACGGAGCCGCCAGCCAGACGGGTCGCGGAAGCTAGCCGCGAGAACGTCTCGGTGGAGACGCCAGCCGCGCGGGCGAGTTTGCCCATTTCCGAAATCGAGGACCCGACCTTGATACCGAACCCGTTGACGGCAGCCACAGCGCCGACGCCGAGGGTAGCGATCTTGCCGGAAGCGTTGACGGCGGCCTTTCCGAGTTCGGTGACCATGCTCGATGACGTCTTGATGATCGTCGTTAGGCCGCCGACGGCGTTCTTCATCAGGCCGAAGCTGCGGACCCCGACCGTGCCGGTCGTGCGCAGCGTGGTGTTGGCGACGCCGACAGACTTGGACAGCCCGTCGCCGACCTTCTTGCCCGCATCGCTCATGCGGTCGGCGGCGCGTTCGAAGTCTGCCGATATCGACGCGAACGAAGCCTTGATCTCGTCGAGACCCTGGAATCTGATCTTCGCGTTGATGATGGGCTGGGTCACTTACGATCTCTCCAGGGAAGGTTTCCGTGCAGGGCGTCGAGCCTCTTGGCCGTCGCGTCCGACACGGGTACGGGTGCCGATGTTTCCTCACTGTGAGACCGTTCGGGCGCGTGACGCTCGGTGATTGCGGATCGGAAACTTTCAATAGTCTTCTCGTCGCCACGCGAGGCGAGCGTCGCGATATCCAGCTCCCGAAGGCCCTCGTAATCTTTCAGGTGCCTATGGATGTGCAGTCGATGCATGATCTGCCGCGGTGTCATCATCCAGGGATCGGGATAGCCAGCCTCGACGAGGACGGCGCAGGCCTGGTCGAGCATTTCCCACAGGCCCAGAGACGGACCTGTGGAAGGTTTGACCTGCGACGGGTGGCTTACTCGGCTGCGACCTTTGCCGGAGCGGGCTTCTCGACCGTGATCCCGAACCGAAGCCCCAGGCTCGCCAGCTTTTTTTTAGAGGTCTCTGTGTCGGGCATGATGGCGGCGACGATGCCTTCAGCGAGTTCGAACAGCTCGTCGGGCAGAAGGGAGATCACGTATTCCTCGATCTCGGCAGCGGCCTCGGCGTCGGCCTTGGCGGCCAGGCTACGAACACCGATCCAGCGGGCCAGCGCGGGCACCTTGCGGAGGAGACCCGGAATATCGACGTCGCCGGTGGCGAACCTGCTGAGGTCTTCATGGCTGACTTCGGCTTCGACGCGTTCGATGATCTCGATGAGGCCCGGCGGGCTGATTTCCAGTTTGGTGTCGCCGATGACGACGGTGTGGGTCCGCTTCATCGCCTTGAACGCGGCGAGGTTTCGGTGGGCAAGTGCGGTCATGGTCTCTCCTGTGGCGCATCTCCAGCGCTTGGATCAGGAGAGCGCGGCAGGCGCGCGTGAGACCCGGTGAAAATGAAGAAGCCGCCAACGAGGGCGGCTTCGCAAGGTCGGATGCGGCCGATCACTCGTCCCTTAGGTCCATGAGGACGCCCAGCCCCTGAGAGGTGTCCAGCGCCGATCCGGTGAACTCCACCGAGTCGAAGTCGTCTTCGCCGATGAACGCCACCTCGTTCGCAGGCGATAGTTCGACCTGGTACAAGTGGAGCGCCTGAGGAATGGAATCCTCGCCGACGTCGCGGACGATGATTTCGAGGGTGTTAGAAGATTGAGCGCCAACCTTGGCCTTCATTCTGGTACCCTTGGCGATAGCACCCTTCGTACCGCTGATCGTCAAGACGGCTCCTTCGGCAAGACCCGCGGGCAACTCGAAGACCTCGACGATACCGAGTTCAGGGTCTACCGTGCGGAACTGGCCAGCGGTGAATGTGGTGGAACCCGAGGCGATCCCAGTGACTTCGATATCCTGAACGCCGACGTAGAACAGGCCGACAGCTGCCGTCTCCTGATACTCGAAGTCTCCCGCGTCCTGTTCGTAATCAACTGCGACGCCGAGGATCGACATCATCCTGACGAACTGGGTGAACTGGTAAACCGTCATCGACACTGCGGAGTCGATCTGAGTGACGCTTTCCTTCGCCTTGGTGCGCACGCGAGCATTCTTCCTGTAGCGCGCCACCTTCGTGGACGTCAGGTTGAACCCGAACTTGTCCACGTCACCGAACTGGCGGAAGGGCGTGATCGCTACGCCGTTCTTGAGGACGCGGAAGATGACCTCTGCGCGAGACATCTTGTAAAATTTCGGGCTGAGGACGGAATAAGATGCAGCCATGTGGCGACTCCCGGTTAAGCGTGCATCGGCACGGAATTGTTTTGTTCGGTGGTCCGCCAGGTTGCCGAGTAGAAGAGCTGCCTGACGGAGACGACTGAGCCACGATTGCTCGTCGTGCCCGATTGAGACCCGGTGGAAATGAGTTCGGAAACCCGCGCCTTGCCGTCCGCGCCGCGCAGGAAGGGTTCGTCCATGAGCGCCTTGTCGATCCGCAGGCCGAGCGCGCGTTGTACGGCCAGAACGCTTGTGTCCCTACCGTCATGAACGAGGCTGATGGCAATCTGACCATCGTTCTTACGGGGACGATGACCCTGTCGTCCGCCGTCGCGGGTTTCGGTCTGGGTCGTTGGCAGCTGGACGCGGACGCACGGCCAATCTTCTGGAGTCAGAGGTACGTGCGCTGATTCCTCGACACGACCTCCGAACTCGGGACATTCGGCGACGATGCGGGCGATGATGATGTCCACGATATCCTGTTCGATGCTCATCTCGGGGTCGTCTCCAGATCGATTGTCACCAGGGCCACGCCGTCGGGGCGGATGCCGTTGCCTTTGTCAGCGATGCTGTAGGTGACGCCTCGGACCTCGAAGCTATCGTCCTTCTGGATGTCGAGGATGTCCGAGGGGTCGACACGCAGGGTGTTGAGCATCGTCTTCATCGCGTACCCCCGCTGGCTCTCGGGGAATTCCCGAGCTTTCTGCCTGACGATGGCGCGGATCGTTCTCTCGCCACCGCCGGCGGATTTCAGCACGACGTCCTCGGCGTTCCCCGTGGAGAGCAGCGTTCGGGCGAAGTCTTCAAATCCGGGTGCGCTGGTCAGGAGCATGACGTCACAGCTCCGATGCGGCCGACCAGAACTCGTCGAGGCCGTCGGCGTCCATACCGATGGCCGTGGCGAATACTATCACCAGGGGGTGATCTCGGTGGAAGCTCGTCGCCCCGGTCATCAGCATGCGTGCTGAGAACTGGTCGACGCTGGACAGGCCTGACACGATCGTCTCGACGGCAGCGGGGAGCGTCCCGGTTGCTACGGCGGCCAATGCCTCGGCCTCGGATATGCGACCGTCGATCGCGAGCTGGTGGAAAAATTGACGATCGGAGATCGGCGGCGACGGGATCACGACTTCTGCGATCTCGAAATCGTCCTCGACGTCCTCGTATGTGTCCGTTTCGGCGTTGTAGCGTAGACCAATACGTGCCATCACCGTCTCCATCTTGTTGTCACGGACCCGTCGTCCCATGTCACGCCTGCGGTTCCTAGCAGCAGACGGATGCCCGTGATCCCGACGCCGACGGCCGTCGTGACATGGCAAGAAAACATACTTCGGTTTGCGGCGTCGAAGACCGATGATTCGATGCGCCAAGTGTTGCCGAGCTGCCTACGCAACCTGATACCTCCCGACATGTACCCGTTCGCCAGCAGGCTGCCCGCCAGGATGGCGGCGTCGCCTGGACTCTCAGCGACTGATGACAACGTCGATCCGGCCAAGTTGTTGAGGTAGCCATAATAGCCGCTCGACAGCAGCGACCCGGTCTCGCCGTAGACGCGAGCGTACATACTCGACGTCGCGGTCGTCGAGACGCCTTGGAGCGCGAGGTCGAGTTCATTGGCATCGGAAGAAACATTAGTTAAATCAATGAAATTCTTGCCGCTCAGGCTGAGCGTGCCGAGGCTGACCCAGCCGCTCCGGCCGATCGCCGTGTTTAAATTTTCCCGCGTGATCATCTGAGAGATCATCTCAGCTTTCGCAAATTCCAGCTCGGCTTTTGAGACACCTGGAGAGCTTGGAGAACCCGAGTTGAACATTATCAGGCTCCCAAAATTGCAACCATCGCGCTGCCCGTAGCGGGTTGCGCGAGGAAGATGCTGAGGTCTCGGCTCTCGCCGATGGCGTATGTCAGCCGCGACGTGCCGGAGCACGGGCCGACAGGGTAGGGGTTCAGGGCTGGGGTCGCGGCGGGGTTGTCGCTGTAAAAAAGATTGACGATATCCGCGCTCTCGATCTGAGCGATGACGACGATTTCCACGAGCTGTATGCCGTCAGGTATGACGAAATCAGCATTATGAGACGCGCTCGAGATGAGCTTGATCTGGGCGTTCGCGGTATCCAGCGGCATGACCGGAATAAGCTCGGGATCGCCGAATATCGTTTTGGTCGCAAAGCTACCCATTTGAAGACTCCGTGTTTCCCTTGAGGATGGCGTCTTTTAATGTGTGACGCTCGGTGAAACGAAACGGCCCCCGATTACGAAAACCAGGGGCCTGAGGCATGCTCGCGCGGAGATAGACGCGTCATGCAACGGGGTCTTCGTCGGGTGCCTGGACTTCGGCGATTTCTACTGCCGTGATCACGGCAGCGTCGGCGCTCTGGAGTTCCGACGCGAAATCGACGCCGATGTTCGAGAACACGGTACCCGGCCAATGAAATCTGCCGTCGTGCTTGACCGTCCTGGTAAGCGTGGCGTTGTAGAGTTCCTCGGTCACGATCGGTTCGATGGTGTTTTCCGACGGGGTTGTTTCGGGCTTCTTCGCCATGTGGCGTCTCCTAATTCTGATGACAGTGGACTGAAAGAGGCCCCGTTTCGGCGGGGCCTCGTTTGGTCAGCCGAAAACCTTCATGGAGAAGGAGCCGTTCGGACGTGTCGGGACCGGAAGAGGCGACGTCTGCGACAGCAGCATGCGCACCGACGGATCGTTCTCGACCCAGCTCTTGTGGAAGATCGACACCGCCTGGATTCCTGCTTCTTCGTCGAGGATCGCGCCGTATGCACGCAGTCCCTCGATTGCGTCCGAGCCTCCGACAACGGTGCCAGGTGCGAACACGGGCTTCACGGTGTTGGTATCGGGGTCGAGGTAGTATTCGGAATACGTCCAGACGTTGAACGAGCCGAAGTTACCGACGAACTTCAGGCCGTTCGGCACCGACGCCAAACCCAGGCCGCCAAGCTCGGCTGTCGGCGCGCCGGCGGCGCGCCGGATGTCGAGGATTTCGGTGACCTGCTTGTTGCGCCTGAAGTACTTCGTTGCCACGGGGTCCATGACGATATCGGTGACGGGAGCGCCTTCGAGTTCGTGGACGCGCTCGCACGCAGCTTCCAGGTCGTCGATCGGCGTCGCGCCGTCCTCGTCCCATTTGTCAAAACCGGACAGCACGATCGATAGGCTATCGTCGCGGCCGAACCTGACGACCTTTTCCGCGTACCCGTCACCCTTGACGGTGACCTTTCCGTCCACGACGGACTCGACGGCCATCAGGTTGAGGCGGCGATCGATCATCTCCTTGTGGTCCGCGATCGTCGCCAGGAGCGACGCCTGACGCCGCTGGAACGGAGTCAGAGGTGTTTCGAGGCCTTCTCCGATCGCGCGCTTCAGGGCGTCAGCCGGACGCAGCGGAGTCTTAGGCTTCACGTAGGCGGGACGGAAGGTCGCCGTCTCGTAGCCGTCGCGCTCGATGATTTTGCCCTGCGACGTCGGAGCGACGAAGGGAGCGATCTTGCGCTTTTTCACTTCGATATCGAAGTGGATTTCCTCGGTTGCTTCCAGCTGCTCGGTGCGGAACCAGAGGTCCAAGATGCCGAGCTTCGGAGTGATAAGCGAACGCGATGCCTTGAGCATGGCGTTGGTGCTGTAGATGTCGATAGTCTTGGCCATGGTTATGTTCCCCCCGCCGCGATTAGATGTGGATGCTGAGCAGACGCAGCGCGTCGCGCGTGCTGTCGGCCGTGTGACCCGCGCCAAAGGTCAGGTTCCGGGCGAGGAACTGGCCAGTGAGGTAGGAGGTGACGCCGACGTCGGCAGCCGATGCGTCGGCCTCTTCGTCAGCGAGGATGGCGAACGGCGTCCCCGATCCATCGGTGGCCGCGGCGACCGACAGGACGAGCTTACCGGTGGCGGTCACGCGGCCAAGGACAGCACCGCGCGTCAGGTTCTGGCCAGCGGCCAGGACGCCGGGGCGTGTCACGAGCGGGAAATCACCAGCGATGATTTCCTTGACGACGTAGCTTGTGCGGGAAAAAGATGCGGACATCGGTGGGTTTCCTTACCTGGTTTTGATGCCGAGCATCTTTGCGGTTGCGAGGAGTTCGTCGCCGCCGTCACGGGCCGACCTGGTCCCCTGACTGCCGGCACCGAGCTTGACGTTGCCCTGGGCGCGCAGACGGGCGTCGAAGCCGTTGCCCTTGGCGGACGTGGCGGTCTTCTTCGGCGAAGCGCGGAGCATGTCGGCGGCCGCCTTGACGGACATCGACGTCGAGAGGGCAATATGCTCGGCGAGCTTGCGACGGCCGACGGCGGCCGGGTGGCCGAGGATCGCGGCGATACGGGCCTTTTCACCCTTCGCCTTGGCCTTGGAGGCCGGAACGGGTTCTTCGTCTTCGGCTTCTTCCTCGTCCTCGGCGTCGACCTCTTCGTCCTCGGCGGACGTATCGTCGTCTTCGCCTTCGGCCGTGGTGTCGTCGTCCTCGCCTTCGGCGTTGACGTCATCCTCGTCTTCGGCGTCGAGTTCTTCCTCGTCCTCGGCGTTCTGGTCTTCCTCGGCGGCCCGCGCCTTGGCTTTGACTTTCAGGCTCTTGGCTGTCGCCTTGATGAGACCCATTTCGTTTCCTCCCGTCACCGCCGGCAGAGCCGGGGCAGTCGATTGATTGGTGTTTCCGAGTTCGGAGATCAGGCCTTCCAGGCTGCCGACCGCGTCTGCGAGACCCGCATCCACCGCCGCCTGGCCGACAAAACATCCGCCTTTCCCGAAATCTGACAGGACGTCCGCGCGTGAGACCCGGCGAAAATTCGCGACGGCGGAAACGAAGACTTCGGCGAGCGCGTCGACGTTCGTCTGGATGGCGGCGTCGCCTTCCTTGGTGCCGGGATCGGCGTTCTTCATCGGCGATTGAGAGGAGATGAAACGGTATTCCTTGATGCCGCTCCGCTCGTAGGCGGCGCTCGCGTCCATGATTGTCGCCATGACGCCGATGGAGCCGACGGAGGACGTTGCGGAGACCACGACACGGCTGCACGAGGAAGCGATCCAGTAGGCGGCCGAGGCGACCATGCCCGTGCCGTAGGCGACGATGGTCTTTTCCTGAGCCATGGAATGGATGGCGTCGGCCAACTCGGCACAGCCGGTCACCTCGCCACCGGGGCTATCGACGTCCAGAATGATCGCGCGGACGTCTGGGTTCTTGACGGCAGCGTTGATGTCCCTGATCAGGATTTCGTATGAGCTGGAACCGGAGAAAAGACCCCACCAGGACAGCTGCCTCATTAGGACGCCGCCGACTGGAATCACGGCAATGCCGTTGTGTATCTGGCCGTCCCAAGCTCCCTCGAGCTGGTCGCCCCATTCTTTCGCGATCGCCTGAAAAGACCGTTCCTGCTCCTCGGCGCGGGCGAGGATCGCGCGCATAGCCGACTGCTCGATAGCCCAAGGCTGTCCGAGGTGGGACGTCGATCTGAAAAGCTTGAGCATCTGTCACTCCTGAATTTCTATCAGGAGACGCCAGCAGGAACGTGTGAGGCCCGGTGAAAGTGTTGCGGCGGTCGGGGCCACACATTACTTGTACGTCCACGGGTAACGGGGGACGTCATGACTGAACTATTCGCCGAAATACTCAGGCTCTGGGAAGTCCTGAAAACGATCCTCGCCATCCTGAGCCTGATCGGCGTGTCGATCGTCGCCCTCATCGGGGCGGCCTACGCATTCTTCAGGTACCTCGGGGCGAAGTGGATCGACCAGAAGTTCGCGAAACAGCTCGAGGCCTACAAGTCAGAGCAGACCCGAGAGCTGGAACGGCTGCGTCACCGCATCAACGGCGTCTTCGACAGGACAAAGCGTCTTCACGACCGCGAGTTCGAACTTCTTCCGGACATCTGGGCGAAGCTAGTCGATGCCCGAGACTGGGCTGGCGGCTACATGGCGGTATTCCAGCAATACGCCGACATCGGCCGTATGAACGAGGCGGACCTCGACGAATTCCTCTCGGGCACACGATTCTCGGAAGGACAGAAGCGTGGTATCAGGGACGCGACCGACAAACAGAACACCTACATCGGTATACTGGAGCGATACCGTTACGCCGACGCCATGGATAAATTACGTGAAGCGAACGCCTCGCTGTCGAAGCACGGCATCTTCGTCCTGCCCGCGATCCGCCAGGATATGAAGACGTTGATAGACCTGATTCACTCGGCGGTACTCGAACATCAGATCAACCAGGAACATGACGTCCGCCCGCGCATGCGCGAAAGCGCGGACAAGCTGAAGGCCGAGGGCGAGCCGCTCTTCAAGAAGATCGAAGAAGCCGTCATCGAACGCCTATGGGATTCGACGACGACAACGGTCTGATATCAGCGGTCGTGTTCCTCAGGGGTCTGGGGCGCGACAGCGACGGTCTGCTGAATGACCGCGACGTCGAGGTTCAGTTCCTTCATCTTGTTCAACTCGGCCGCACGCTGCTCGAGGACCTCTTCCCAGTCCTTGCCCTGTTCGGCGCATTCGTCCTGAAGCGTCGAGATCGTGGCGGCGATTCGAAGCTGCGCGGCCTGCGCCTCACGGACGGGGTCGAGCCAGCCGGCACCGTCGAAGATATAGTTGCACCGTGTCCAGGCGCGGCGGTTCTCGTAGAAACCCGGCGCTTCGACGAAGCCTCTGCCAACGGCCTCCTCGATAATCATGCCGACGACGGGAGCGAGGAAGTGGGATTTCATCCATTCCCGTGCCGTGCCGACCGTTCTCTGCGCGGTATTGAACGCCATCTTCAGGGAGGTGTAGGAGCCGCCCGTGAAGTCTCGGAGAACAAAGTCTTTCGGCAGCTCGAAGCCGCCTGCGGAGATGTGACGTGCGACGCTGTCCATGAATGCCGGGAAAGCGGTGTTCGGTCTTGCCGGGTTGTGGGAGGCGAACTTGTCGCCCGGGAACAGGGGCATGATAGCGCCCATCTGCATTTTCAGCTGGTAGTCGGCGCGGTTCTGCATGAGGGCCGCCGCATCGCCGCCGAACATCTCCAGCAGCGACGGCATGTCCATGGAGGACTCGGTGAAGGCGGCGACGATCGCGTTGGCGAGAGCGGCCTGTAGCTCGGCCGACTCGTATTCGCTAGCGACCTTGAACTTGGGCATGACGGCCGCCAGAAGGCTCAGGCCGCGATGCTGCTCGGCTCTTTCGCGCTCGAATTCGAGCATGAAGCGCGGACGTCCGAATTCGTCGTAGGCAGGGATTTCCTCCCACTCGTACTGCTTCGGGTCGTATCCGAATACACCATCGGACTCGTGCGACTTACGCACCTGATACGCCACCGCTCCGCCGTACTCGTCAATGCGGACGCCGGAACGCAGGTCGACGGTATCGGGCTGGTCCTTGTCGTTGCAGATGCGGTCGGGATCGATGATCTGGTAACAGGTGCCGAACTTCGTACCTGGACGGTCCGGCAGATAATGTGGAAGGAGCGCGAACTCGCCTTGTATCAACTTCGTTCTGAAGATCAGCCGCATCATGTCGAGCAGAGGGCCGTGACCGCTGGCGTCGATAAAACGCGAGTCGAGATGCTCGTGGACGAGGTTCTTCACCACGGACGCCCACTCGTCGGCCTGCTTCTTCGTAATCCCGAGCGCGCGGTAGTCGGGCATCGGCTGAACGGTGACGCCCGTGCCGATGGCCATGTCGAGCCACACGCCGATACCGGACTTCGCCAACGGCTCGTTGCGAACCATGTCGCGAGCGCGTGCATCGATAGTGTCCTTCTCGGGAAGCAGGTCGCTGTCCGCTGATCCACGAGGCGGACGGAACGCCTTCATCGCGACGTGTTCCTGCGACGCCGCGCGATAGGCACTGTCCTGCGCCGACGTCGACATACGACGCATCGGAGAGCCGTCGGCGGCGAGGATCAGGTTCGAGACGTCAGGACTGGAGATGGAGACGGCCATGGTCGCGGTCTCCGGTTACGCGATGTAGATCGGGCCGCGAACGCCGACGCCCGTGAAGCGAGCGAGCTGTGCCTTCATGTCGGCGATGTGGCGTTCGAGGGCGGGAAGCGACGCCTGGCTCCACTGCTGGGTGTTCGTGCCCTCGGCGCTGTATGACAGGACCACGAGCTGTTTGCCCATCGCGATCTGGTGCTTCGCCATCTCGGCTTCCGCGATCCTCATCTGGAGGGTCAGGATTTCCGTCGTCGCCATCTCAATCTCCTGCTGTCGCCATAGTTCTCATGGCTTTCGGAAGAGGCACCAGACGCTGCGGTTCTGGGGCTGCTCCTGTGATCGTCACAGTAGGACCCGTCGTCCGCGCTTGAGGCACGGCGATAGTGACGGGCTTGGAGACGGTGGTCTTCGGCGAGATGACGCCGACCTTCGAAACAGGCGGCTTAGTGATGGGTGCGCCACGGTCGGAGGCGGCCTTGGCCTCCTTGATGGCGGTGGCGGCATCCACCAACTCGCGTTCGAAGCGGGCAAAGTGCGCGTCCGTCATTCGGCTCCATCCAAGGAGCTCAGCGCCGCCTCTGGCATAGTTGTGGCCGTCGAGAACCTCGGCGCGGCGACCTTCCACGCGATCCCACCTGATCTTGGTGATGCCGCCGTTGGAGTCACGCTCGATGACTTTGCGCTCCGAGACCAACTGTTTGCAGATTTCCGTGGTGAAGGAGCCACCCTGCACAGGCATATGTACCCATCCGTCTGGGGATACTTCCGATATCTCGGGGCGCGGGATGGACAATGAGCCCATCAACTCGCTCTTGAAAAGCGAGACGTCCACCATGACCACGGGGATCGAGCCGACCTTCGTGGTCTTTCCCGACGAGCCTTGAACCGGTACACCCTGGTTTACGACCTTGACGCCGTTAAAGGCCTGATCGGCACCATCCACGCCATCGCAGCACATAACGATCAACTGGTTTTGCTGCCGCACCCACGGCTTCACGACCTCGGGAATATACCCGGTATCGACTAGAACCTTGCGGAAGCCGAGTTCGACGCCGTCAACGTTCGTGTAGGTGCGATGTATTTCAGTAGCGGCGAGGTCCCATATTTCCTTCGTGTACATCGAAGACGTCGGGCCGTAGATGCGGATGTGATCGATGAGCCAGCGCTTGCGGTTGCGACCCCATCCCCAGACCCCGAGCTCAATATGATCCTGACCGATATCCATTCCGCCTGTGAGAAAAAGGACCTCGCGGGGTATCGGAGCGCCCTCGGGCAACATCTGATACGGCTGCGCGCCGACGTCGCCCCGCGTCCAGACGACATCCCAGTCGACACGTTCGGAAACCTCGACAGACGGGAGCGCCAGATCGACGTTGCGGAATTCCGCGATCCTCGACGGGTTCCCTTGAACACCTTCCCACTTGATGGCCATCTCGTCCCAGCTGTACCAGCCAATCGGCGAATACAGGGACGGCAGACGATAGGAACGGACGCCAGGCTCGACGTTCTCCAGGTCCTTGCGCGTCGGTATCCAACGCCCCTTGGCGAGCATGCCGGTCTTTTCGCGCTCGTAAATCTTGCCCTTGCAGTGAGGGCATTCGTAATGGACCGTCTCCTTTGCCTTCCCCCATGTCCATTTGAGGTTTTCGAATTCGAAGACGATGTCATTGCCGCAGCCGTCGAGGGGACACGGCATGAAGTACAGGCGCATGTCGCCCTTGAGCCAGCCTTCGTTCCAGATCACCGACGTCGACTCGTGTGTCGGCGTAGAGGTGAAGTAGATTTTCCGCTTGCTCTTGAAGGTGCGGGTACGGGCAATGGCTAGGTTGAACGGAGGGCCTTCGCCCTCGACGTCCACGGGCATGCGGTCGACCTCGTCGAGATAGAGGTCCTTGACGGGCATGGACATCAGGTCGCTGGCGCTTTGCGCCGATGCGAAGAACATCATGCCGCCGAGATACTCGAGCGATAGAAGGTTGCGGTCAGTAATCTTCTCGCGGAGGGATGCTGTCGAATTCAGGAGGGGTGCGATACGCTGCTTGCTGATCTTCTTCGCCGTGTCCGCCTTCGGCAGCACGAACATGAAGGGACCCGGATTGTTGTCGATCGTGTAGCCGATCCAGTTCAGGCCGGACTCGGTCTTGCCCAACTGCGCGCCTGCTATAAGCGACTGCTTCCAAACCTCCGATCCTGCGGACAGGTTGTCCATCAACTCGCGGAGATAAGGGGTACGGTCGGTGCGCCACTGGCCTGGCTCAGATGCACCGACGCCCGCAAGGATGCGGTTCTTGTCGGCCCATTCGGAGACCTTCAACCTCGCGGCAGGTTTGTATCCCGCAACGAAGGCAGACCTCGATACGAACGCCGGGTCGGGCAATCCAGGCAGCTCGTCGTCGAAGAGACGAGCCAAGGCTTCCGAAGTCGTGAGTTCATCGGCGTCTTCCGCCTCCCGGTTACGCCACTTCGTCATAGGCGGCCTGGATGCGGGCGGTTAGATGGGAGTGGACGGCAGCCTCGAGTACGACGCGAACCTTGACCTGATCGAGGCCGAGCTGAGCCGCGATATCGCCGCAGACGGTCGACGGCCAGACTTCCCAGGCGTTGCGTTCGGCGGCCCAACGGTTGGCAAAGTCGGCTTCGACTTCCGATCGATCGACGAGCCGGCCAACCTTCGTTTCGTAATTGAGGCGCTGTGTCAGCGCGAGAAAGTTCTCCTTCATCCTTGACGCGTCGGCGTACGAGAGGAGTTCGAAGTCGGGTGAATTCATGACCTCGGCGGCAACGTCGCCGATCTGTCGGGCTTGCTCGGTGCGTTCGACGGCGACCGCGAACGGATCGGGTCCGTCATCGAAGCTGTTACCCGTTTCCGATGGGGTAACGGACGGGGTAACGTCGCCGAAATTTCCGAGGCCGCGATCTCGGAGGAGCGCGATCGAGGCGTCGACATCGACCGTTACATCATCGAGAAAAACCAGAAAGCCTTTTGATTTCCATGTCGTTACGGTCTTTCGTGACACGCCCGCGATGATGGAGAACTGTGCCTGAGAGACGCCCGAAGATTTCTGGATTGTTTCCGACATTTCTGCTCCCCGTCGGCCAGGTCCTCAGGTTGTTACCTGGTTTTCAGGGCTCCCAGTGAGGGAACCCCGACGAACGCGAAACCTGTTGAAGTTCATGGCCTTAGGAGAACCTACCCCCAGGGGGGTGTGTGAGGCGTGGTGGTTCTTAGAGCTTCCAAGAACTCACTCAAAGTAGGTTCAAGCTCAAGAAGGCGCGCTTCTTCATCCGCCCGCTCGGCATCAATCTCCTCGATGTCATAGCCCATGCGACGGCATGCCTCGGCGCGCGAGACAATGCCCTTTTTGACAGCATCGTCGAGAGCGATAACCTGCTGAACAGGATCGAGTGTGTTCTCGTTGACAGGGGTCAAGAGCGACTGAAAAAGGGCAGTTGAGTAAGACATCACGAAACGATCCGCAGCGTCTGTCAGGAACGACTGCACCTTGTGTGAGCTGTCGAGCTCAATCTCGGGTGCGGTTTCAATTGCCATGGTTAGCAGCCCTCTCAGCTTCCTTACGATCTCTGCTGAACTGCTTTCGCCATCCATCCATCGTCTCGTCGCCGACGACACTGCCGATGAACTCAAAGAACGATTGGCGCTCCTTATCCGCTATGTTCTTCCGAAGTCTTTCTACGGCCCTGATTGCTGATCGCTTATAACCCAACGCACCACGGGCGCGCATGCACCATGCCTCATCGAACGCCGTGTCATGGACCTGCCTACTGCGCAACTTGACGTAATGGTCGAGATCGACGTCAATATGTTCCGCGTATTCCATGAGGATCGAGAGAGCGATATCGCATTCCTCGATAGTCGTGATTTCATCCACGAACCAGCAGTCCGTGATCTCGTGTCTGCGTAGAACTCTCTCCGTATTCGACATTGCAATCTCCCTTGTCGCTCAGGAGATTCTATGTCGGCCGTTAGCCTGATATCGCGCCGCCGGCAATTTTTACGACTGACCGAACACGAGCGAGAACGCCTTCTCGGCGGCGTCAGGGAGCAGCTCGTCTACGAGGTCTTCAATTTCCTCACGGAAATCAAGGCGCTGCTCATAGTCGGTGTCCAGCACCAGGGCGAGCGCGCGCAGGCCGCCGTTGCCATTGTCCGTAAACAGGCCGCGGATGCCCTTGGGCGTTGTCAGCCAGAAGCCATCGGCGGCCGCCACAGCACGGGTGTATCCACGCGGCAGATTGCCATGGGTGTCCAAAGGCGCGTCGAGAGTGGGCACCACGGCGCGGTCTCTGTGACCACCGTCATAGGCGTACTGGAGATAGCCGGCCTGTTGGTCCTTGACGCCTACAATGATCTCGGGCGTCGCGGCCGTGGTGCCTACGACATACAAGGAGTTCTCGGTGAACACCGTCGGACTGTCGAGATTGTCGCGGAGATACTGACGATGGCCGTCACGCAGACCGTCAGACATACCCCTGAGGGTCAGGGTAGCAGCGCGCCTGATATCGGCCTCGAGGGTCCCGAGGTCCAGTGTGTTAGGTTGTACTGTGATGCCTGCCATGGGGTTGCTCCTCCAATACGAGGATCGCGGAGCAGCGTGGGTGAAGCTTGGCGTTTCACGGGCAAGACCCCGGGGCGGCCCCGGGGTCTTGAAATGCTCCGCTATCAGTACTGATAGAAGGCCGTCAGGAAAGCGTTGTCATCGTTCTGCACAGGCTCCTTGGAACCTAGCATAGCTTTGAAGTCGTCGGCATGCGTCCTGATCAATTCCAGCAGAACAGATGCGTCGAACGGTCCGAGCGGCTCTCCGTCGTCCCCGTCAACATCCCACATCGGCAGAGTTTCTTCCCAGACGGCGTCATCGTATCTGCCGTGCACGTCTCCATCGCCTTCGTCTTCGAGGATCAGCAGCTGAGGACGGACAGCAATAACGTCGCCGATCTCGGGATCGCCGCTCAGGAATTCGACGACCTGATCGAAAATGTCATCGGGGTCGCCCTGGAATGTCGCAACGAAACGTTCGCCGTCGTCCTCAACATCATCGTCGTCGGTATCCTCATCAACCGCTTTCACGGGCCGCCGCTTGGCACGATGTTCGTCGAGGCTTAGGACTTTGCGATTTTCATCAGGATTATCAGACATGTGCTTCTCCATTTCCGCGCCATGTCTACGTCGTCTAAAGTAAAGACAGCGTTCGATACTTTGGAAAAAATCCGGTTAAGACCGTGGTGTGCTGGGAGGTGGAATGAGGTCCTCGGGAAAAGCGGCATGCAGTTCGACGTTCTCATTTATCGACGTCGTCGGCCATTCGTTATCGTCACGCGGGACAAGGTCAAAACCGGGAAGCGCCGCGCTGCCGTCGATGGCTACGAGCGTGGAAAACAAGAATCCGCTCAGGCGCTCGTGAACGGGATCGGCGTCAGGGTTGCCGCGGAGAAGCTGCTCGGGCGGGAGATCGCGCCAGTATGCGAGCATGGCGGCAAGGTGGGTGAACAGGCGCTGTCGGGCTTCGTGGTGGGAAATTGCGGGCATGAAAAAGGTCTCCATTCCGTCGGCACGCTACCGGGAGATGGAGACCTTGTCCGGGGGTTAACGGATGGTTTTGCTGACAGCTTCGCGGAACGCTTTGGCAGCCTGGACAACAGCTTCGACGTCGTCGAAGTCCAACATATCGTCCTCCAGAGCCTTGGCGGCGTCGAGTTCGGCGACGATAGTCTGGGCGCGNTAACGGATGGTTTTGCTGACAGCTTCGCGGAACGCTTTGGCAGCCTGGACAACAGCTTCGACGTCGTCGAAGTCCAACATATCGTCCTCCAGAGCCTTGGCGGCGTCGAGTTCGGCGACGATAGTCTGGGCGCGCACGAGGCGCAGGATCGGGTCCATCTCCTCGGGCGTCGAGCGCAGCCTTCCACCCTTCGCGATCCGCGACGCGGTGTCGAGGCCGTCGTCTCCGATCGTCGCCTCCTTGGCCTTCCAGCCGTCATCCCATCCTGCCGACCGTCCACGGCTCTCGGCGTCCTCGGTGACGTCCTTGAGCATGTCCACGACAGCCGAGAGGACGGTCGGGTTGGCATAGCCTGCTGCCGTGGCGGCCTTGAGATCGTCCTCGTCGACCGAGTCGTAGTTGGCCGTCGCCAGTGCCAGAAGGCCCGCGATCGCCGAGATGCGGGTGTCGATATCCGGCAGGGACGGCGTGAGTTCGGCGGCCGCGACGGTGGCGACGTCGGGAGCGTCAGGCTTGACGACAGCCTTTGCGTATGCGGCGAGGTCGGCTGCTTCAGGGCGACGGTACTGGGGCTGGCAGAAGGCCGGGGAGCCAATTGTCCATCCCGTCTCAACGTCACCAAGACCGAGTTCAGGATACATGATGAGTTTCGGCTTAGGAAAACCCTTGCCGCGCTCGGTGAAGAGGTGCAGCTTGTCTTCAGCCGCTTCGCTCGCGTCTTGATTGAAAGGCGTGTTGACGACGCGGAAGGGCTTTTTATACAGCGTGTTCCATACCCATCCAGGCACCTCGTAACCTTTGGGGATGTAGACGATGTGCTCTGAGGTGTTGTCATCACATCGGCGCTTGTAGACGGTGACTACCGTCTGTGCATCTGGCGTTCTGGCTGGCTCGATTTCTATCCTGCAACGACTGGACTCTAGGCGATCGATTAAGATCGAAGTCGCGACTGTCGTCAAAAACGGAATAGATGACGTCTTTCCGTTTGAGGCCACAGGGTTCCGTGTCACGTAGCCGTTTGTCGCTCTCTGAAGGGTGACTCGCTCGGCATCGTAGGCAACTTTGAGCAGCAGGTTATCAGGCTTTTTGTTCAACTCAGACATCACAATCTCCCTTTTTGGTGTCTGAGTTGATTGTTGTCCTGGATTTCGCACGACGGGCGTCCGCCGGCACGATTCCTGAAATGGAAGACCCCGCGACGATGGCGGGGTCCTGATTACCAGAAGCAGTTGGGGAGACCCGACGGGGCCGTGGCGTCTTCCGTATCCAGTTCCCATTGCGCTATCGCCTCGGGCCACCAGGGGGCCATGTAGTGATCGCACTCGGGATCGTCACAGGGCGGCCAGGCGTCGTCGCCTGGTTCGGGGAATGTGGGTTTAGTCGCCGTCATACACGTCGTCTCCGAAAGCATTCACCCAATGCTTCACCGTGTTCCTGGTCTCGGCAATAGCCGACGAGCGTTCACGACGGACATGTCCCTCAAGCCGGGCCTTCACACGGGCGATCTCCAGATCGATGACGTTGTCCTTGACGGGGCGCTTCCACTCGGGGCGGCTGGCCTCGTAGGCCGCAAGGCCGCGCACGTGCTGCATCATGATGTCCTGCTGCGCATCGCTGTAGAGCGCCATGTGCGCCTCGATCGCGCGCATGGTAAGGACCATCACGTCCATTTCTTCGGTCGGTCTGTCCTGCATGTCATTTCTCCCTCTGACGCACTGACTACGGAAATGGTGTGGCCGCCGGCGGCGGGCTACAAATCATCTGATGGTTTTTGTCGACGGATCGGCTTCCCGCCGATGGCAACCATCCTCATCGCGAGATGCCTGTTTCTCGGCGGCTCTCTTCTGGGGATCAAAGGTGTTCATCGACATATCCTACATACGAGGGCCAAGGGGCGCGGCAGTCTGCTCCTCGATACGGCTCTCTGTCGCCCAGCTCGCCACCCAGTTCATGGACGGCATCGCCTCGACCACGCGCGCGACGACGTCCGGATCGGGGTGCGAGTTGCGAGGACCTTGTAGCTGCCGAATGACACCGCGCGAGACGTCGTCGACGTATTCGTCGCAGACCTCGATCGTCGCCACGGGTTCGCCATCCGAAGCCCTGACGGAGTAGTATCGGCATCCGTACTCTTCATGGAGACGGACGTCGTAGCCGCCTTTGCCGATGCAGTGCTGCATGCGCGCGCCTTCGACGTCCAGCGCGGCGGGCGTCAGCATCCGCACCAACGTCAGGCCGCCGCCGAGGTCCATTTCGACATGCTCGTCGTCAGGACCGAGCCTGATATTCGCGAGCATGGTGTCGCGACGGAGCGCCCATTTGTTCGCCTCGTACGCCAGCGCGGTAATCCCGGCGCACTTCATGAGCTTCTTGGGTCGCCCGAGTTCGTCGAGGTTCTCGATCCAAGGCAATGGCTGGGCGCAAGACGAAATGAGCCAGTCGATAATCTCGATCAAATCGTACTCGTGAACACGGGTCCACGCTTCGATACGGGCTTTCCATGTCTGCAGGACGATGTGCCGAGGACGCTCAGGCGGGACAGCGCCCTTGTATTTCTGGCGATCAAGGGCGCGCACCTGAGTGATGAAGGCGCGACCAATGCTGAGGTCGAGGAATTCTTCCATCCTGTCATGCACGATGTACATGTCCTGGAGGCAGAGTTCCTCGCGCAGCATGCGCATCGCCATCCTCTCGTCGTCCGTCAGTTTCATGGCCGTCTCCCCAGGTTGCCTTCGACATAGTCGTCTGAGGGGATGATGTCCGGGCCCCATGCATAGAAAAAGGCGGCTGGGGGGCCGCCTCTTGCGTGAAAGGTTAATGTTGGGCTCAGGCTGCCAAGGACGCATCGCCTCTAGGCTCTTCGGCGATCGCGAGATATTTCTCGGTCTGCTTCCACGAGCGAGGTCCTGTGCCGAACATTAACGTCTGAGCCGCGAGCATGCCTGCTTTGACATGCAGCTCCTTGGCTGCCCTGCTGATGCCTGCGGCAACGACCGCAGCATCTTTTTCATATCTGGCATGGGTATCAGCCTGCCATTGTTGCATGTCTTTAAGCATATAGGGACGTGCTAGATGGCCGAAGAACGCATCTACAAAGCAGAGATCGAACAAGTCTTCGGTCGTAGCTTGGCTGAAGTCCCGATCTGACTTCTTGGCGAAGAGCGTGTCCAGATCGGCCTGACGACGATGCACGTGGCCCAATATAACGGCGGAATCTTGGATGCTCGCCAATGTCTGAAGTAGTGTTGTCATTTCCATCTCCTCTGAGGCTTGTTGCTGAATGCCTCCTAACAACAATGGTTGCTCCATCGGCGGAATGAAGCAAGCTATTTGTATATATAAATATATATAATCGAGTTACATTTTTGGGATGTACTGATGTACTGTTGGTCGGCGTGACGCTGCCATGATTTCGTCGAATATTATTCGGTCGGAGAACGTACGTCTCGGTCCGTTCCTGAGCGCTAGAGTGAGCGCGCGATGTGTATCAGCCCAATAGGCGCTGACGTCGATCCAAGCCTGATCATACGTCAATGGACAGTTCCGTTTTGCCCGGAACGCGTTCCACGATGACTCCCGATGGTCGCAACGGGGCCAGCGGAGAGCCGGCGGCGACGGCGCGCAAACCGATATCGGAATGCCGCGATGACGGCAAACACGGATCAGTTCCTCGGCTACACGGTCGAGATCGACGCCACGGGCGTTATACGAGATCACGTCAGCCAAGTGCTTGACGCGATAATCGCCAGCGTCTTGCATTATGACCGCGATCCACTTCTCAGCGACAGCAGCTTCGTCAGGCTGCACCTGAGCGTGCAGCGTCGGCCACTTCGGAGCCTTGAACATCCTCGGAAGGTCTTCGAAAGGGACGTCCCTGGGAAATGCGTCGGGGCCGATAGCGGTTGAGATGTCCAAGTCGACGTTGGCGCGGATGGTGCCAAGGGTCGCCTCGATCTTGTAACGAACGACGGGGTCGTGTCCTGTTTCGATCTCCTGCGCTTCCGAAGACCAGCGGCTTAACGTGATGCCTTCGGCGGCCAGGCGCTCAGCGATGATGCCGAAACCGCGCTGTATCTCGCCGTTGCTATATCTCCGGACGGTGACGATATCGCAGTCCTGCGTCGGCCTGTCGGCCTGACCGAACTTGTATCCGCCTTTGATCATGATACGAGACGGACCCATTCCCGCATGCCAGTGCGCCAGGAAGCGCTCGCCGACGTATCGGGGAGCGGCGAGCTGGGTGTCCAGATCGTTGTTGGCGCACGCCTGCTTGAACGAATGGCCGAGTGCGATCTGGGCGGGGGAAAACTGCTTTCTCATCGGTGTCTCCTCAGACTGTGAGGAGATCGTGTTTCTGGGCCTTGCAAGGCACTAAGCAAAAACGCCGTTATTTCAAAATTTTCGATTCTGATTTGGGGAGTAATGGGGGGAAACGAGACTAACGCCTCAGAAAACAAGCGCAGGGAAGGCCGCCAGATGGGGTCCAGAGCTTTGGATGATGTGTAGGTATCAGCGAACTCGCCGATCAGGACTGGTAGCGTCGGCTCTTCTTGAGACGGTCCTGAAGTGCGGACCTCGACTTCGAGCGATCCATTCCTCGGATGTCGACAAGGTGGCTGATGGTAGCATCCAGGAGCCAGTCGGTGATCTGCCTGGGCATCACCATCTCGACGCAGGAGCCCGCGTCTCGGGCGGCCTTGTCCTCACGCAGGATGCGCCGGGATACCGACGCCATGGCCGCCGACAATGCCTCGTCTACGTCGCGCGCCTGAGGACTGCGGGCTTTCTTCCTCGCCGACCTCGTGCGCTCCGAGGCCTCCCTCTGACGCTCTGTCGTCTTGTACCACTGCTCCCTCGAAACCTTTGCCATCTCGCGCTTCTCCCGTAACGCCGTTATGCGCCCGATCTAACGGCGTTATCATGCAAGCGACAAAAACGGCGGCTGGGACACCCAAGACCGCCGCGTCATCTTAAATCTTCAATGGGACACATTTGACGTCCCGTTAGCTCCGGAACCACTATATATTGAGGCTCGATAAAATTTGCATAAATGTCCGATAATCAGGGGTTTATGCGATTCCCTCCGGGCAGCAAAGAGCAGTGGCAATTGACTTTTATAGCGAATGGGTTACACCGTATTTCAGTGAAATACGGTGCGGTTTGCCATGTTGCATAACGAAAAAACCCAGGTTTCCCTCAGGTTGCCGACGCCTTTGGTTGAGGAGTTTGATCGGATTGCCGTGCTTCTGGATCGAGATCGTACCTGGGTGATGCAGAGGGCCCTTGGTCAATATCTGGCAGGTGAAGGAGCGGAAGTTCTCCGAGATGCTCAAGGCATCGATGAACTGGATCGCGGGGAAAGTGTCGATCTTGAGGACGTGCTTGAAAAGGCTCGGACAATCGTCGATGCCGCCGAATATCGCCGTGGTCAGCGGGTCGGTTGATGCCTCCTGTTCGTTTATCCAAAAGCGCAGAACGCTGGTCTGCGGTCGTAGCGCCATCTGAAGACAGACTGGTGGGGCATTCGCCCCATTTAAACCAGGGCGTGTGCCTTGGCGAGTGTCAGCCGCAAGAACCTCAAGATATGGTTAAACCGGAGCTAGAGGTATAAGCCGTCACATTTGTCCCATTCGCACATTGGATCACATCGCCAGCGCCTTGATCCGACGTGCGCGTTCGGCGTCGGTCATCGGGGGGTACTTGAGGTACTTCGGCTTGAGGGTGCGGGTCCTACACTCAGAGCGGATGCTCATCGGAGCGCCCACCTGGACATTGAACACTTCGCCGAGCAGTGCCTCGATCCTGGCCGCGACTTCGCCGCCCTCATGAAGCAGGACCATCGCCGCATCGGCCAACGCCTGACGTGTGGTGTCGGCGGTCCTGATGACCGTCTTCATCTCGGCTTCCTTCGCGGCGCGCGCAGCACGGCGTTCCTTCTGCTCCTCGGACTTCCGGGCGCGGAACTCTTCAGGCGTCTCGCCCGACCGATCCTCGCGGACCTTGCGGCCACGCTTCATCTTGGGCTTCTCGGCGACCGGCGCATCGTCGTCCGCGATCATCTCTTCGAGCAACTGCTGTGTGTACGTCTTCATGTCCGTCTCCCTCGGCTCCACTGACACAAGCATGTCGACCGGCGGAACTTCACACAACACGAAAGTTACGTGTAACTTTAATTTCTTGGACCTACATGTAACTTTGCTAACGATGACAGAGTCGCCATGAACGTATTTCGGTTACAAGTAACTTTGCGTTTTAAAAACGCGTCGCGCACTAGGAGCGCTCCGCGCGACGACTCTCCCTGGCGCTCCCAATAGATAATGAAACCAAGGGGCTTCGCCGTCACGAACCCGAAGGGTACAGGACAGCGCTATCTTATGTGTCGCTACGCTCATAATGTTCTCTCGTCCGCCTGACGGTTACTCGACGCTTCGCCGCTTTGGACCTAAAGAACAAAAACAAGCGAAGCGCCCCGCTAGGCCCCGCCAGGGAAGACAGGAAACCCCAGTGTATTCTCTGAACCCATAAGGTCTCGAAGACGCTATCCAAGGTCTTCTAAGACAACCCCGTTACGCGCTCTAATAAGTCCTCTTATTATGATTCCATGATACCACCCTGGACAGACGAGCAGAGGCGGCAGAACTCTAAGGCCCGAGAGCAATACGTGAAATAATCCTGTCGTCGGCTATTGCGCCGTGCGCCATCTCGATCAATCCTTGTTTAACGGGGAGACGATCTTGGACTACCAGCAACCTACAGACATCGACGAAATGGGCAAGCCGCGGCATAAGATGCACGGCAAGCGCGGCACGTTCATGGAACACTGGAACCAAGCTGGCGTCCGCTCTGACTACATCTGGCAGCTTTCCGGCAATGCCGTCATCCGTGGCTATCAACGCCGTGGCATCAAAGCCTCCGACTTCGATTTCGAGACCGTTCAGACAAACGACAGGACGTCGCCGAGGATCGAGATTCCCCGGGTTGTCGTCGAAACCCTCAAGACCGACATCAAGACCCTGAACGCCCAAGACATCGCGATCTTCTGGAGACTGTTCGGGCAGCACCGGCATCACGGAATCGAAGACGCCACCGCTACTATCTCGATGCAGGCCCTCAAGGACTTCCTCGGCGTCGAACACCGTAGCCGCATCATCAAGTCGCTCCAGAAGCTGACGTCGCTCCAGATGTCGATTCACGTCAACCAGTTTGGCGCTCACGGCCGTGTCTCGATGCCAATGCTTGAGATGCTGGAGATCGATGGCGAGATCGTCACGTTCGGCATGCCCAAGGTGCTGCGCGACGCCGTCGGTCATAGCAGGGACTACGGCTGGGTGGACATCAACGCCATCGCCAAGTTCCGCTCGAAATACACGACGGCGCTCTACATCAAGGCCTCATTCGAGGCTGGCAAGCACTGGTCCAAGCGGCAGACCATCGGCGGCAGCCGTCAGCAGTTCGCGTCCGCTCTCGGCATTCCGGAGACAGCACAGACCAGCGTTGTCGAAGATGCCATCGCTCGCGTCCGTGACGACCTGCTCGCCATCTCTGGCCCGCGCCGCCGCTTCAAGCTGTCGTTCGACCTGGGCTTCGGTCCTGAGGACGACATTCTCATCGAAGTCGGCAACGCGGCCAAGAAGCTCAAGGAAGTGAAGGCCCTGAACCTGACCGCAGAGGCCCGCGAACAGGTCGATGCCGTGAACACGGGCGTCAACTCGATCCCGACCGAGCGCTACCCGAACCTCCTGGTTCTGCGGAAAGCCGCGACGTGGCTGAACAGCAGCGTGCAGTTCGTCGCCGACAAGTGGAAACTGGAGGTCTGGGCGGCCATGGGCGGTAAGGCAGAGTTCAGCGTTGGCCTGTCAGACGCCGACTTCATCGGTCTGATCGACCAGCACGGCGCTGACGATGTCCTCGAGTTCTGGCTCGACAAGAAGGACTTTGCTCAGTTCGGTAGCTTCAACATCGCCGAGGACGTCGGCGTCGCCGTCGAGCGTCAGCCGAAGAAGAAGGTGGTCACCGCCGTCATCGAGACGAACGTTGTCGAAGCCGAGTATGTCGCCGATGACGACATCTCCATGGGCGACGACTACGCGCATCTCAGCTACGGCGACGAGCCGACCCCTGATTTCAAGACGGCCGCCGTTGACTACAGCGACGACGACATCGACTTCTGATCCGATCGCATCTCGTTAACCGGATGCGCGGATGCCGCGTTGACTTACCAATTCGTGCCCGGCATGGTTGCCGCGAATTGATGGAGACCGAGATGACCAACCTGCGCATAGCGATAGCCGACTGAAGCCCTTGGGGGCTGACGACCGCTATCGATCTATTCGCAGGAGACATCTCATGTCGCACTTCCGACGCAAGTTCTACACGGCTGACAGCCACTTTTCCCACGCTCTTATGCTAACCCATCCAGGCCGTCCGTTCTCTTCGACTGAGGAGATGGACGAGACCCTGATCGACCGCTGGAACGCCGTCGTCGGAGAGCGTGACATCGTCTATCACCTCGGCGATTTCGCCATGGGCCTGCACGACGAGGAGCGTGTCCGCACCATCTTCGGCCGCCTCAAGGGCATGAAGAAGCTCGTCCTCGGCAACCATGATTTCAAGAAAGCCAACCAGATGCATCCGACGATCGCACGTCTGGACTGGCTCGGGACGCCGACGACGGCGCTCGAGACGACGGACTACGGACGTCGTGTTTACCTAAGCCACTACGCCCACAGGACATGGCCTGGCGCGCATAAGGGCGCTGTCCATTTCTTCGGCCATAGCCACGGCAGCCTGCCGCCTCTTGGGCGCTCTAGGGATGTCGGGGTGGACTGCCCCGACACGGGGTTCGCCCCGCGGACGTTTGAAGAGTTGACCGTTGGCATGGACTTGGATGGCTAAGCGATGACCGGCGAAGAACTGAACCACATCTACGGCGCGATGATCTCGCCGACCGCTCCTGTCGACATTCCGGACGAATGGCTGCCTGCCGTCCACGCCGCGATGCAGGAACTCGTAGACCTGCCGACCGACGTCCGCGCGTTCTTGATCGTGATCGGCATCGTTCGCGATGCGGAGGGTGACCTCACTTTTCAGATCGCGGGCGCGGTGCATCTCATCCAAGCCAACGGCATGAAGCAGGTCAACGAGATCATTGGACGAGCGCTCGAAGCTGTCGAGCAGATCAACAAGGGGAGCCTGCACTAATGGATGACCTGATGAGCCGCGTATTCAAGCGTGCGTACGCTGACGTCGTGTATCCCTGGGCCGAGGTCGATCTCCACGTCGGCCATTTCACGGCTGCCGTCGAAGCCGCGAAGGCGCTCCGCGAACTCAACCCTGATCTTCGGATCGAGAAGCTCGAAACCGAGCGTGGTCTCATGTGGATCACGCTCGGTTTCGAGCGTCCGTTGCCCGAGGAAACCATTCACGCTGCCGACGATATCGTCAGAGACGCCACACGCCTTTCGGCGTGGTCGTGTGCGCGTGACGGCCGTCCTGGTTGGCTTGTGGATACGCCTACAGGTCCGCGAGTATGGTGCGCCGAATGCCAACAGGCGCGAGGGTATGGAGTTCATCGACATGTCGTTTGACCGTCACGACGTCGTCGAGGCCGCCGCGGCCTACGTCGATGTGTCGGTAGCCCTCGGCCGCCTCGATCCGCTCGAGACAGTGCTGTCGTCGCGACCAGCACTGATCGATGACGTCCGCGCTCTCCTCGACCGATATCGAGATGGGGAGCGACTGACGGCCCATCGATCGGGCGACGCGTACGAAGCAATGCGTCGGGAGTTCAAGGGGCTGACCATAAGTCCCGTCTAATTTCCGCCGGCGGCGTTCAGACCACAGAATCGATCTCAAGACTTCGATAGAGGGAGAGATCGATGGGGAGCCGCTGGACAAAAGAGCAGGATGCGACGCTCGCGGAAATGTGGGCGAAGAATTTTACGGACGACGAGATAGAGGCAGCCATTGGCAAGCCGCCGACCACGTTCAAACCGCGCGCTGCCGATCTCCGTCTCGGACGCCGATATCGGCCCGAGGGGAAGCCCACGGCGGACGGGAGGACGTATTGGACCTCTGACGATGACGCTCTTCTCGATCAGCTACGCCGCCGTCACATGACACTGCGCGATATCGCCGAGGCGCTCGGGCGGACCAAGGCTGCCGTCGAGAGCCGTCTCCGCAAACCAGGGCTGCAGAAGCCGAAGTCGACGTCTGTCCAGGTTCGGAAACTGAGAGAGTGCATGCGGTGTAAGACGGTTATCATGAGCGATGGCTACGGGCACCGACTGTGCAATCCATGCAAGGTATACGCTGCATATGCATGCGGACAGTACGACTGA